AGTAGTTCCATGCAGCCAAAGCAATAAAGTCCCCTACAGGTCTATTACAATCCTCTGCTAGTGCCTTAAAATAGTTGTAGGCATCCTCTTCAATCTTGATAGTTACTTCTTTCATGCTATTTCCTCCTTAAATCCTCCGCAGTAGCGGTTTACAAAATAGATTTGTCCTTTACCGGTAACCTTCGTGGTCTTGCTTATTCTGATAGATCCGTCCGGATTAGTAATTACAGTTTCCTTGATTTCAAACAGTCCTAGCTCCATAGCCTTCTGCGTTGGCATGTTGTAATCTGAACCTTTACGCTTTATAAGGAATCCGTCTTGACGTAAGGTTTCAAACAAGCGTTTCTGACCAGTCTCAAAGCCGTTAGCCTTTAGAATCTTTGCCAGCTCTCCGATTAGGATCGTGCTGTGGGAGCTTGCTACGGAATCGGCGAAGATTTCTTTGGGTTTCATTCTTGCAATCTCTTCGTCTTTAGCATCTAAGAGCCTCTGTGCTTCCAGTACAGCCATGGCCAAAAGCTTTCCTCCGGTAGGCTGGTTATTATAGGAGCCTGTTCTTCTGATTGCCGGAAGGACTTCACTCGTAACCCAGCGCTTGAATCTCTTAGCGGATTCCAGTTTGCTTCCGAGGATTAAGCTGTAAAGACCTGATTCGTTGATAATGGTTAACCCTCTGTTGGGGATTTCAAAAGTACCGTTTTGGTAGTTTTGAATTATTCGCCTATCTTCCTCTGAAACATGGCGATTTATGTCTCTGCTGCCATTTTCATATCCCAGCTTCTCAGCTACTTCCTTTCCAACAAACCAAGGTTCGTTGTCGATTTCTAATAGAGTAAGTTCCCCAAACTCTGCATTTCTGAATACTTGTAACTCGTTCAATTCTTTTCATCCTCCATTCTTCTAAGCTCTTCCTGCATGGCTTGCGTCAATGTTCTTAGGATGAAATACTCAGTTTTAAGGGTTGCGTACCTGTTTGTTTCAGACTTCTCCAAGTCCTCGAAGACGGCCATATCCGCTATAGCACTACGACCTTTTTCACCGTTTGTCTTTATAAAGTCCAAGTGCATTTCGGCCTTCTGTTTAGCTATCATGTGCGCTAGCATCAATTCCATATCCATTTAGCTTTCCTCCTCCATTCTTTCAATTTCCGCTTTCATGGCGCTGGCTAGTGCCTCGATTACGGAATACTCTGTCCTGAGCGTTGATAATACGCCTGGTCCGGTTTTCGCCGACTTCTCAAAGACCGCGAGGGATGCCGTTGCACTTTCCCCTATCACTCCCCCTGATTTGATGAAATCAAGGTGACTACTGGCGAGGTTTTCTGCGGCATTTTTCCAAATATTCTCCATTTTCCTTTTCCTCCTTCTTAGTAGTCTTCCAACTGAATTTTTACTTTTTTGAATTCGCAAGATTGCAGGAGTTCAGTCTTTGAAAGCGCTGTAATGATTTTGTCTTCTACATCTTCCAAAGCACTCGCCATCTTGCCGGCGTAGTCGGCAACGTACTCGATCTCTAAGAGCGCTTTAACTCTGTACTGTGCCATTTTGCTGTTCCTCCTTTCTTTATTTCACTTTAAGTGGATTCACAAGGTAAAAAAAATAAATCCATTGGTACTCCGTATAAATCCGACAATACATGTAGCGTTCTGAAGTTTGGGATTCTCTTTCCCTTCTCCCACGCAACCAACGTATTGGGGCTTACACGCAGTGTTTTAGCCACTTCTGCTTGTGTCATCTCGGCATTCACCCTAGCCGCCGCCAAGCTTAATTTGACCTTTTCCAAATAACCATCACCTTCTTTCTATCGCTTAATTTTTAAATATTTTTGTTACAAAGACAATATATCATCACTTTAAGTGTGTGTCAATACTAAAAGTGAATTTTTTTTGATATTACTATTGTGTGCTATTCACTTTTAGTGTATTCTATCTATAGTAATCATAAGAAGGGAGTCAGCCATGTGTGAGAAGGATTTTAACCAGCTTTTTTCAAAACGCTTGAGATACTACCTTAATGCATCAGGTATGACGCAAGCCGAGCTGGCAAATAAATTAGGAGTTGGAACGACATCTGTATATAACTGGGTGAATGGTTTAAAAACGCCTAGGATGGATAAAGTTGATAAGATGTGCGCAATATTCCATATTCGAAGGGAAGATTTATTAACTGATAAACGCAGATACGATGAAGGTTCTCCTACTACTGTCGCTGTAAGAGAACCAGCTAGCTACTACACCAATCCGGAAACAGTTAAAGTAGCGCAGGAGATTTTTGACAACTCTGATTTACGGATCCTGTTCGATGCCGCCAAAGACTCCAGCCCTGAACAACTCAAGCTGGCTGCGGAAATGCTTAGACAATTTAAAAAGACATCTGGGGAAGACAATGATTGATTTAGACGACTTATTTGTAAGGCTTGTACCTAATCTATCTGTAAATGAAATGATAGCGCCATGCGATTGTGGCTACTCCGTATATATCAAGGATGAATTACCGGAGGATAAGAAGGTAGAGGCTTTATATCACGCATATATGCACACGCAATACAATGATTTTTCTAAGGACGATATACAGGAAATAGAAGCAAGGGCGCACTATGATTTAGACAACCTGTCAGAGTTTAGGAAGGCTCTCAGGGAAGCACAGACACAGTACGAATGTTGATAGGGTAACAAATCGTTACTCCATAACAAAAGCATACAAAGCACCAAAGGGTGTAGTGGCACCCTTTCCTTTGTATTGCCAAAATTAGAGGAAGGAGGGATTTTAAATGAGTATAGAGAAGTTACCTAGTGGGAATTACCGGATAATCTTTTATATCAAGCGTAAGAAGCATACCATTCATGTTACATACAGGCCTACACGATTGGAAGAAGCCAAACTAATCCGGGAATATATGGAATCCATAGGTGCCCTCCCGGTAAATAAGGAAGACAGAACCTTTCAAAACTATGCAGACGAATATATTGCATCTAAGGAAAAGGTTCTATCCGCAAGCACGATCAGGGGATACAAGATAGCTTTAAAGGGATTGCCGGGGAATTTTAAGAACTTGCTCTTCTATCAGATAGAGCAGCATGATATTACGAAAATGATTAATGACATGGTAGCGGAGGCGAAACCTAAGACCATACGCAATCGACACGGATTTGTATCTGCGGTAATAAAGGAATTTAGACCGACATTTATTATCACAACAAAACTTCCCAGGAAGGAGCAGAAAGACTTGTACACGCCTTCCGAGAAAGAGGTAAAGGCAGTCTTTAAATTCATAGACAATGACGAAACGCTTCGCAGATACTACATACCGCTCTACCTCGGCGCTCTGGGATTAAGAAGGTCCGAAATAGGGGCTCTGACGACTAATGATCTATCAGAGGATAACATCTTAACCATTTGCAAGGCAAAAATACAGAATAGCGATAATGAGTGGATTATCCAGCCATACACAAAGACAGAACGAAGCAACAGGAAGATACCGATTCCTGAGGAGCTGGCAGACAGAATCAGAGAACAAGGAAGTGTCTACGAAGGCAGCTTAAATCAGATATATTGCACTTTAAAATCCGTACAAAAGACTTTAAAGCTTCCCGTGTTTGGCATCCACCGCCTTAGATCGTATTTTGCCAGTAAGGCTCACGCACTGGGAATTGCGGATTCTGTAATACTGAAAATGGGGGGCTGGAAAACGGATAATGTTATGAAAAGTATATATCGGAAGGCTTTACAGGAAGATATGGAATCCGGTTCGAAGGCATACTTAGACCACCTCAAAATGAACCTTTAAATCGTGGGATACATCGTGGGATACATGAGCTGTAAAATGAGTAAAAAGCTTCCTTTTTCGGTAAAAGTACATTACAGAAAAGTAAGCAAAAACCCTAGGTTTCAAGCCACTTTAGGCTTAATTCCTAGGGTTTCTTAGTAGCAGGGGATGAGGGATTCGAACCCCTGATAAAATAGCCAACTTTCCAGTAAAATCGTCACTTTTTTGAAATCGTGGGCGGTTTCGTGGGCGGTTTTTATAGATTACACGGTCTTTATTCAAGCACCATACTCCGTTATTCTACAATCTCAACGCCTTCCATTCTACCGGTAAACAGGGATTTAAAGGAATCATAGGCACCATCTGCGCCTACAAAGTCATAGCCGTCACCTTTTGCTTTTCTGACCTTCGCATTAGTCGCCATTAAGCCGGACTTGGTCAAGTAGTACCACTTGCCTTTATCCTGGAGCCACTGAGAAGAAAGCATTCCTCCGTCCTCACCTAAGTAGTACCATCCTTCCTCAGATTTAAACCAGCCCTTGATCATAAATCCGCTGTTATCGAACACATACCAGCGACCGTTGATGTGCTCAAACTTACCACTAACTGGGACCCCGTCCTTAAAATAATACCAGTTATTCAGTCGATACGTCCAACCAGTAGGTACATCAACTGAGGCACACGCTTTATAAAAACACCAGCTTACGAACTCTGCACACCAGTACTCTGATAAAGCCTTTCCGTTGTTGTACCATTGGCCGTACTTAGTGTAGTTCTTGTTTCCCCTGTTTGCGTGTTTATCCTCCAGCCCATGAGGGGAAGCCTTTTCCTCATAGCCAATTTCTCCCCGGGCAACATCTAAAAGATCCTGTGCAGTGCAAGTGTCGTCCCCATAGACAGGCCTTGCAAAGCCATTTATCCAGTTCTTACCGCCTACAGAGAAATTGTTATGGGTCTTTCTTCTACACTCTCCGCCGTTTCTATCCCCCTGAGTGCCGGAGGTGTTGCCCTCAATGGTGGTGATCTTGTTTCCTTCCACGCTCTCCACAATTCCAACATGGGCAATTCTTCCCATTGCCGGGCTATAGAAAAAGACAATATCCCCGGCTTTAGCTTCTTTATACCATCGTCCGGCACGCTTAAATTGGCTCGCTCCTGTAGGTGTATATTTAAAATAATCGCCGCACAACGCTTTCTGTCCTCTCTGATATGCATTCATGATATTTCCTCCGTTCTACTATGAGAAAAGTTTTTCAAAAAGTTTCTCAACGCTTCTCAACTTTTCTCAACTCTCCAATAAAAAAAGAGCCCACTATCCGTGAACTCTTGCACAAAATTATTAATTACTTATTTACTCTCGTTCCATATATAAAAGTACCAACAATAGATCCTATTCCGGTAACTCCAACTACCCCGCCGATAAACACCCCGGCATTATCCTTCGAAAAGACTGATATCAAAATAGCTGCTATGAGGCAGGATATTCCCATTAAAAAGGCGAAAATCACGCCGAGACGGCTGTCTTTTATTTCCTATTCTACCCTGATTTTCTCCAGCCCCTGTCTGTGAGCCGACTGCTTCTCAGCCATAGAGATTATTCTATCAGCGAATCCCGGATGAATTTGTTCGTACCCAGATAGTATCTCTGGCGGAGGAATTGGACCGCTAAAATGCTGTTGCACCATTATTTCAGCTACAACAGACTTTAATTCTTCGCTCTTTAGCTCAATTACCTCTTCATCTTGCGTAGCTTTGGATTTGTCTTCTAATTTCTTGGCCTGTTTCTTTCCAGTCATCACTTAACGCCTCACAATCAACAAATTTATAATTATTTAATTCGTCTTCTTTCTTGGTAGTCGCACCTATGTCAATAGATTTAATAAACCCTCGCAAAAATGCAGTACTGATTTTTTGTTTCATAGTCTCACCTCTCTTTTCAATTTCAGAGATAGCATACAAATGTGAATAAACTAAGAACAAAAAGCATTTTTTTAGTGGAGGTAATACTTTTGTAACGAAAAAAGGGGAGAACTAAGTCTCCCCAAAAGCCTTTACTTCTTAAGCCCTACACCTGGACCGGTGTACTTATCAGAATTAGGTGTCACTCCTGGTCCGTGAGCTGCATCATCCTCTCCCTGACCTCTCTTTACTCCTTTTGGTCTTGGAGAATTGTCCACGGTGTTGCTACCGGGAACAATCTGCACAGACGCATCTCTGTCGATTCCTTCATATCTTTGCATAGGTCCATTTTTGCTCATAATTTAATCCTCTCTTTCTTAGATGAAAAAAGCTTAGCCACCCTATGCGACTAAGCTGCGTAACCAAAACTCTTTAAAATCGCCTTAAAAACCTCATATACACCAATAGATGCAATGCCGGAAACTCCTCCGATGGCAATAGCTCTGATAATATCTTTTGCCGGAAAGCCTGGCATCGCAAACATGGCGATTGGTCCTAAAACCATACCGATGAATCCGCAAATGTATGGGATATAGTCCTTATCGGAGTCCTTGATGACTCCTCTCCATTTAAGGACTTGCACAGCAATACAGATTGCAATAGCAATCTCCATAACGGGAGCAACTTCAAACTGCTGAAAAAGTGTTAAATCCATTTTGTTTTCCTCTCTTTCTAATAACTAAAATCACCGTTTTTCGACCGCTCTTCATACGCATCAGTAATAAGTTTCTTTGCGCTCACGGTATTATGATTTTTAAAATCCAAGTGATTCCTACAATACCTGTCATAGGTGTCAATATCTGTAAAAATCTGAACAAAGCTTTCTCTGCTGTGAGCTTGCTTTCCAATAATCTCGTCAGCAAAACGCAAAATCCTAACCTTTGCTGCGATAGCCCTTGTCTCCTCAACGGACTCCGCAACTGCTTCAATCTTGTCACTTAGTGCATCGACTCTGTCCATTAAGGCTTTTTGAGACTCGGCAAATTCTCTAGTAAGGATTTTCCCAACGAAGGTTAGGATGGCTGTCCAAGGCTTTTTATCTTTTGGAGCGAACTTTTCAATTAGGGTAATTGTCCCAAGAAAAAGCCATCCTAGCGATTGGATAATGACTCCAAAATCAACAATACTGAAAAAATAGTTAAAATCTATCATCCATTTTCTGCCCCTTTCTCTGCAACAATACGCAGAATTTCATTTTCCTGTTCCTTGCTGATCCACTTCTTTGCAACGGCTCTATCTAGTAAAGCCTTGCTAAGAACTCCCTCAGTCGCAAGTCTCAAAAGTGTTTCATACATTACACACCTCCTAAACTCTCAAGAAGCAGAGTATCAACAACACTCCTCAATTCCTGATTCTGCTTCTTCAGCTCTTGGATTTCCTCTGTCGGCGTGAGGATTCTCTCAGCAAGTTTTTCCTCAAGCCGGACAAATTCGACCTCACCTTTTTCATTTTCCTTTGCCTTTTCTTCCACATTGTAGAATGATCCGTCCCTATAAATGAAAGGTTCCATAATGTCCCACATGGTAGACTCCACCGCATAAGCGGTTTCGCCGTAAATAGCTTTGGCAACCATGTTCGCATCAGTAGGATTTTCAAAGATGGTAACTGTCTTTCCTTCATGCTCCTCAGTTGTGGGATTTGGCAAAATCAATGCAAACTCCCTTTTCATTTTTCCTCCTTCCTTTTGGGTGAAATTAAAAAAGGAACTCCGCAAGGAATCCCTTTCATGCACATTATCCAATTAGTGGCTTTAGCTTCCATCGTTCATGGAAGAACCCCATGCTATATAGATACAACCGGTGCCGCCTTCGCCGCCCGCGTAGTTATCTTGGTATCTATTATTTGCTCCATTACCGCCGTTACCAAGGCCGTTTGTTCCGGCTGTACCCGCGCTGGAAGAGGTCTTATTTCCAGCGATACCGCCACTGCAATACAGAACCCCATTAAATCCGGTAGTGCTTGAATGTTGCCCCTGTCCTGGTCGAATGGTTAAGTAGTATGTTTCGCCGTTTCTTCCCCCTCTATCTCGCGTACTTGGTTGCGCTCCAGAACCATCATTTCCGTTTGTTCCAGGGCTACCACCAAATGCCGCACCGCCAGAGCCCCCATCACCGCCACTTCCAAAGTGATTGCTTCTAGTCATTTGCATGGATAAAGGGTTCTTTCCGTGTTTCGCCACTATTCCGCTAAATGTAGTATAAAGTCCCGGCAAGTCTGCCCCATTCATAAGGTTTCGCCAAGCTGCAGTATTTGCCGGCGCAACTTGTCCTCTTACTGGAACAATCCAAGGTATCGCTTGCCCCGGAGTAACATCCATATATCCGGTAGTGAAATAACCGCCACCGCCTCCGCCTCCGGGAACATAATAACCATTGCCAGAACCGCCGTTCCCACCATGCCCAACAAGAATATAGCGGATTCGTCGTACTCCTTCCGGTACTGTCCAAGTACCTGCTCCTGCTCCGAAGGATACCGCACCACTAATGCCGCTTACTCGGATTGTAGAGGAAACTGCCCCGCTGTCGTACCACCTACCTTCGTTGGTCGTAACATAGTTAAATGCCCGGATATATAGCTGTCGCTCTTCAAGTCTTCCTGTCTCAAAATGCACATCGGCACTATCAAGCATATAGAATCCATCCTCTGTACTTGTTGGCATACTGTCATACTTAAAAACGAACCTTGTACCACTCCACAAGCCCTTAGTGGGTTTCGCCCATGTAAGCCGGACTTGCTTGTGTGCATACAGGGCTAGGCTAAAATTTGTGATAGAGGCGATTCCGAAAGCGTGCAAAGCAGCCTTCTTGATAAATTCTTTATTCAGTCCTAGAACGGCGTTTTTTCCGTCACCATATCCAGGCATATACGCCTCGCCATTAGCAACATATTTTTTATAATTTCCTGCAGGAAGCGGAACGGTTACCATTCCATACATATCCTGTATAGTTGCATCAGCACCTACAATCGCTACTCCGCCTCTGTTCTTTCCCCCGGCACCACCTAATGGTATAAATACTTCACTCATTACTTGACTCCTTTCAGCTTTACTTTAAAGGTACGGCTAGGCTTCTCTGATTTACTGTAAAAAGTTACATACCCATCACTAACTTCCGCACTGGTGATTAATCCAGCCATTTCGTCCCATGTCTCTATCTCTTCTAAAGTGTTGTCCTTTGTGTAGGCCTTCCCCATAGATACGGAATCTGTAGCCTTGACAGTTGGCACAGCTACCTTTTGGCTATACGGTGCGGAGTTACTCCAGGCATTGGCCGGAATAGTTACAATTGTTTCACCTTTCAGTCTATCAATCTGTGCTGAAAGATTTCCAACTGGCGTATCCGTGAGAGTTCGCTCAACCGTTTCAAACCATGATTGAAAATTTCCTTGTAAGGACTCCTCAATCTCGTCCATCTTCCCTGTGTGCTCACTATAGTTACGCTCTACCCTACGGGTAAAGTCTTGATAAAAACCGTTTAGCTGCGCATAGAATGTTTCCGTAGAGAGATGATCTATAAGCTGCGTAATAAAACCGCAAACTGAACTATCCCCACGGGTATCCGTTATGGCGGACTGGGTGATGGCCGTCGCGTTTGACTGAATGTAAATCGTCGCAAGAGAAAGCTCATAGTAGTCTCCTCGTGCCGGAGTAAGAAGAGCCGGAGCAACGGGATTCACTGCAGCAGTTCCTTCCTTTACAATGATTTCACAGCAACGGTTTTTATAGTTCGCCCTTAACACAACTCTATCAATCCTCGCATACTGCTGTGGCGCTTTGCTTAAGGTATGCGTACTCTCTAAATCATCATAAGCAAACGCGCCCTGAATCAGTCCAAAGCCCGGACGGACTTTAACAGTTAGACCTTCCGACGCAAGAACCTGAAAGCAATCCCCGGGCTGAGCAAGGACGCCGTTACTGACAAGCTTTGCAAATAGTAATCGAAAGAGGTCGGATGTTTCTGCCCTGTCGAATATCGGCATTCCTTCCGGATCCGTACCGATAATCTCTGAATCGAAATAACCGTATCTTAGCATTTAGTTTGCCTCCCTTTTTATAATCTTCGTGATAGTTGTTGCCTCATCTGTACCAAAAGTAACATTCAAGGTCATTTTTGCCCCTTCGTATACCTCTTGGATTGCGGTTATCCTTTCGTCGCACTCGATTCCGACATCCATATTTTGATATGTACAAAGGTCTCCTAGGTCGAAGTCCTTCATATATACGAGATTAGCGCCGGCATCAATATCTGAGTGAACCGTCTCAATTTTTGAGTATTCCGAAAGCTTTTCCAGTCCTCTCTGCCTAAGAATGGCGCGATATTGAGCAGAATCATAGGTGCGTTTTGCCCCGCCCGCGTCCTGATACTCGCTTTGCAAATCTCTGGCATCCACATATATTTCCCGGCGCTCTTCTGCAGGATCCATGCGGATATCTACTTCGACAATGGTTCTAGCATTTCCTTCACCTTCACCGGCAACATAAGCGACATTTGCATAAGAGCTCTCGTCTCGACCATATATCGCGGATTTCACATTGTAAAAACGATTGGAGAAAATCGCAGGAGAGTTTTCTTCCTGGTTCTCCGTGCGATTACGCCCCTTCCAGCACTCAAAGGTGAGTGTGTTCCTCTCATAGTCATATAGAATGTGGTGAGATAGCTCCTGTGTTTGCTCTGTCTCGTACAGTTTTTCCCCAAGCTTGTCCCCCGTTGTCTGCAATGTAATTCGTGTTCCAAGTCCTTTACGAGTCCCAAGGACTAGCCGCGGAATAACTCGTCCAGAGTTTGCCGGATGAATAGCCGTTCCATCCACAAGAGCAAGTGCGATTTCTTCCGGAGTTCCGGATATATTTACCGGAGCCTGAAGAACTCTATCATCCAGTAGTTTCTCTGCAAAGTAGCCCTTGCAGTAAGCTGAGCGCTCTCCCTTATCCGTCTGTGCATAATTCACTTCCCGGATTACTCCGAGTTCGGAGCGATCATTACGACATATATACTTGCCGGAGTTAAATAAGGGGAAAAAGCTTGAGGATGTGTGAAACTCAAATACTCCCGGCTCATAGTAGCGGCGGGTCCATATCAGCGAATTAAAAACCTTTATGGCTCCAATAGTCTGAAAATCCTTATCGAGAATATATACTTGCATATCACACCCCCAAATACTTAGGCGTATAGTAGATATTTACATCAAGATTGACATAGTTCGTATCCGCTGCATACTCAAGATAATTTTCCCCTACATCCAGCTGGAACGGCTCAGACCGTCTATCCACGCGCTGATAGCAATTTACTCCGTTAAGTTCAACAATCTGATGGCGTTCGTTAGTATCTATTACAAGGACATCCCCTTTGGCCATTTCCACCTTTACTCTCATAAATTGCCCCGTTCCTATTCTTGCGATCTTAGGATTGCTTACTGGCCCCCTTGTAGCTACAAACTTGATAATCACACCGGTAGGTACATCACCGTCATTAGAAAGAGCAACTTCTTTATGCAGCGTTCTGTATCCTGCTGCACGCCCTCCTAATGCAAGCCCGGAATACGGTCTTTTCAGTCCCGTAACCTTTTTAGCGGTGATTATCCAAGGAAAAGCAAACAAAGGTGTGTATGCCGCCATGTTTTTTCCGAAGTTATCAATATTCAGCATATATGGATCCGGACAGTATAAATCCACAACAATGGCCAGCCTTGCATCAAGCGAAGCTTTTGCTTTAAAAGTCCAGCCTTCAATCCTGTATTCAATGTTCCTTGAGACACCCATATATTCAATGAGCGCTTTCCCCGTGTACTTTGGATTGAAGAACTTAATCAGGTTTTGCCTGTTCTCTTTATTGTTCTTTAAATCCCGAAAAGAGGCCTCAATATGTATCGGTCTGCCCTTTATCTTTAGTCCGTCTACAGTTTCGCCGTCTACAAGGGCATTATCGCTTTTACTGATTTCAATATCCGAACTCTCTAGCCCGGTTATCTTCGTGATGTCGATATCACTGTCCTTGCCAAAAGTAAGGGTCCTCCCGTTACACGAGAGAACCACTCTAATCTGATTTGCCATTATTTCACACCTCCGACGATATTACGAATCGCCTCGCGCTGATTTTTTGCCACAACGGAAGGAGCAGGAACTGCTTCATGGTAGTTATTTGTCTGTTCGATTCGGTTATCGTAATATACCGATGTACCTCCGGCAGAAAATGCCCTTCGGCTTTCTGACGCTCCTGCAGATAGCGCAATCTCTCCGCTATAGGCCGATACGGTGCCTTTCATTTCATTTAGGAGCGCTGTTGCACTTTCCCTCATGGTTTTTAAGGCGCTTGGCATAGACTTTTCTATACCTATCTCTGCTCCGGGAATAATCCAGCGCCCAAACTCATCACGGAAAGCCCTTGATGGTGAAGCGATGCCAAGGGCGTCCTTTGCACCTTCCAAAAGAGATTCCGCAAGGCTTTGAACCTTACTAGTCAGCCAGTTCCAGCCGGACGAGATTCCGTTCCAAATGCCTGAAACTATATCGTTACCGATAGATACCATCTTATCCGGAAGCCCTTTGATTCCGTCAACTACTGCATTGAAGAGCCCTGTAGCCGCCTCAGTACCTTTGGACACAAGGTCTTGCTTCCATTGATTCAGCTTATTTGCCGTATCTACTAACCATGTCCAAACTTTCCCCGGCAACTGCTGCATAAAGGTGATTATTGAGTTAATCATAGTCTGAATCGCGGTAGAGGCCTTCTGTTGCATCTCTATGCCCCACTGCACGATTTTCGTCACTGTATTTACAAGCCAAGTCCAAATCTTACCGGGAAGCTCGGAGAAGAACTTCGTTATGCTCTCAATCCAAGTAGGTACATTTGTTGCAATCCATTTCACAACATTTGCTCCCCACTTTATGATTGAACCGATTGCATAGCCAAGGGCGTAAGCTATACGCTCAGGAAGCTGGCTAAACCATTCTCCGATACTTTCAATCCATTCTGGCACATTCGTGGTAATCCACTCTAAGATTGAAGCGCCCCAGTCCCCAAGTTTTGTAACCGCATCTGTAAGCCAAGTCCAAATCAATCCAGGTAGCTGTGCAAACCACTCTCCGATAGATTGAAGCCATCCCCCTATTGTAGGGGCCACCCACTCGAATAGCTGAATGGCAAGTTCTCCCAGTTTTGTAATAATAGCCAGGATAATCTCGCCCATTGCTTGTAAGATTAGTGGAATACCGGTTATAAGAGCGTTGACAATGGCCATGATAATCCTTGGCAAGCTTTCAATCAGTAAAGGAAGCGCCTCAATTATTCCTTTGGCCAAGGCGACTATAATTTCTACAGCGCACTCTATGAGTGCCGGGAGTTGTTCCAGAATCGTTTCAGCTATATAAACGACAAGTTCAACCAATGCAGGAATTAACTCCGGGAGCATTATGCTTATCCCCCTTGCAAGCCCAACAATGATGTTCTTTGCCGCCTCTATAAACTTCTTGAATCCGCCACTGGATATGAACCCTGAAATGCCATCTACAACAGTGTCCGCTAGACTTGCAAAGTCAAAGGACGCTATGCCGTCTGCAATCGTGTTCATAAGGTCGAGCCCTATAGATGCTGCAGTTGATAAAAGAGACGGCATAACAGCCACTAACGCGCCAATCACAGATATTGCTCCGGCAATAAGCGGAGGAACAAGACCTTTCATCAAATCAGGAAGAACAGCTACCAGTCCATTTATCAGAGTTACCGCCCCACTAATGAGAGAAGGTAATATCTGATTAAAAAGACCTGGAATCATATCTCCAAGCTTAGATACAAGGGTTGGTAATCCGGAGGCAAGCCTCGGAATGATTTCTGATAGATTATTTACGACATTATTTGCCAGTGTCGCTACAGACTCCGCAAGCTGGTCTACATCCCCAGTACCTGTGAGAAAGTTGTCCCACGCTGCCTTTGCGGCATTCATAGAGCCCTCTATAGTTGTTGAGGCTTCCTTTGCGGTCGTTCCGGTGATTCCGAGTTCTGTTTGCACCTCATGTATTGCCGTATAAACATCAGAAAGATTGTTTATGTCGTAATGTGTAACCTCCCCTGTCGTCTGCTGATGGATTTTCTCCGCGTCTGCAAGGAGACGCTCCATCTCGCTTTTTGTGCCCCCATAACCAAGCTTCAGGTTGTCCAGCATTGTATAATTTTGTTTTGCAAAGCCCTGATATGCATTTTGGATGCTCTCCATGGAGGAGCCCATTTTATTCGCGTTATCGCTCATATCTCGAATTGCCTGATCGGCGACATTTGCCGCCTCTACTTCATTCGAGGTGCTTTGCTTTAGGGCTGCCGCGAAGCTTGTTACAGTCTCCATGTACTGGTTTGCCGACATGCCGGCTGTCCGGTATGCATTATTCGCATTGTCCAGCACCGTAGTTTGAGCCTTTTCAAGGGTAGAAAACTGCCCTTCTACTTCAGACACGGATTTCCCCATGCTTGCAGCGTATTCTTCAATTGTTGCACCGCCGGCACCAAAAAGCGTCTCTACTCCGCCGACTAACTGCTCATAGCTTGCGACATTATCAAGAGCACTCTTTGTCAGTGCGGCAAATGCGACTGCGCCGGCACCAACTGCAGCAGTCACTCCGGCAAATGCTTTCCCGGCTATTCCACCGAGTTGTCCAACTGCCCCAGAAAACCCCGAAGAATCGACTTTAGTATCAAAATTTAGTGTTCCGTCTGCCATTGCTTACTGTCTCCTTCAACATTTAATAGCGCGGAAGGATTTCCGCCATTCATAAGGATTTCAGTAAGGTCACTTTCGGCCTTTGTTTGCTCATATCTTCCCGGAAGTGCATACATACGCTTCATACGCTTATAATGCTCCTTTTGCTCTTTAGAGAGTTTGGGATATATTTTCATAGACCTGTAGCCTATGATTTTCATTATCTGCGTATCTTCCGGTAGTGAGCGAAAAAGGGCCCGAAACTGCCACCAATGGAGTGTTTCTTTTGCGAGGTCTATCCGATAAGCGGACATAAACCCGGCATAAATGTAATCGGCATCGTACTCGTAGGAAAAAACTGTTTCACCGCCCTCATCTCCGCCGGCTGTCTGCCGTGGTTCCGAGCCGCAACGGTAAAACCAAAAGATTTTTTCGATTGCCTCCCGAATTGTCGTTTCGTCAAAAACTATTCCGGGATAGTAAAGTTCGAGCATTGTAAGGAGTTTATCTTCGTCTGATAGTCCAGGGTCGGACAGCATTTCCTCAAAGATAATCCCTGTGCGGAAGGATGTATCAATCTTTACCGAAGTGCCGGCAATCTCAACTACTTCCGGCAGACCGTCTAAAATGAGATTCAATGCTTTTTAGCGGAAACGACCTGACTGAAAGACTTAGACCGCTGAGTATACTTATTCGTCAGGTCATTAATCTCTTTCTTTGCCCCTGCCGCACATTCTGTGAGCTCTGCGATAGCTTCCATGTGATTCCTTAGGTTCATTCTGTCTCCAAAGAGTTCCTTAGAGGTACCGTTTCCGAAAATCCTATCGAAGTATTCCCTCGCCACCGCACACTGATCTCGGAAGGCGTCCGCTACCTTCTCGTACTTCCGATCGCGGGCGTCTGTCGCCCTGTTATGCAAATCTTTTGTAGCGGTCTCATATCGCTCCATAAAGTCAGCATCGAAAAAATCTCCCTCAAGTTCCTTGCCTAAAATTACGATTTTCGCCATATTATTTTCTCCTTTGGTCGAGGCCATGAAAAAAGGAGAAACAATCCGCCTCGTTAGATTGCCTCTCCTCTGCCCAGCTTCTGCCGTATGGTCAGAATACTGTAATCAGTTCATTATGCGTCGTAGGCTCCCTTGAAGTCTCCGGCGGTAAATGTCTTTGTTACTGTATCAAACTTCCCCTGAATAGGGTCCCCTACAGCATGCAAGGTACCGGATACAGATACCTTCTCTCCGCCGTCCCCTTCATAGTCGGAAACCTCGTTTGCTACGATGAATTTACGGGCTTTGAAAAGCGCTGCTGTTTCTGTAGGATTGCCGATAGGATTATACAAATCAACACGAATATACTCGTGCTGTGCGTCTCCTCCGGTGTGATGATCACGTCCATCCTTCCATAGTGCGGTAATAGCCACCTGAGAAGGAATGTGGTCTGCTTCATAGGAGAACTCAGTCTCATATCCGATAATATCGGTAGAGCTTGAAGTCTCATTGATGTAAGTAGTTGAATCAGTCTGTGCGGAAGGGCTCTCATTTACACTCTTGAAGCCCGTTCCCATAAGCTCAAACTTGTCCCCAACCTTGATATAATCCGCAATTTTATTACGGACTAATGCCTTTCTGTCTGCACTAGCCATATCTTATACCTCCTTAAAATATTGTAGTGTTAATTGAATCTGATACCTTGCTGTTGTCATAGTAGCGTCGAACATATAGCCCGGTGCGTCTACTATCAGTTTTTCCGCCTCGCACTTCTCCGGCATTTCCGGTAGAACTCCTGTCTTACTTTGAGACTCTATCCAATTACAGAGATTCTCATAAAATGTACTGTTCTGGATGTTCTCAAGCCTGTCCAGAGAGTAATACTCGCGAGAGCCGAAGTTAAATTTGTATTGGCGAATACTTGAGCCGTCAAGGTATTCTTGAATAACCGGAGATACTACTCCGGTCTCTATCGTGTATTCCACAGCTTCATTTCCAAGAGCATCTACTCGGAATACCCCGTCTTTTAGTAAGGGGCATTTCATGAAATAATCGGTCAACCCCTGTACGATTGAATCTATCATTTTCTAAACGCCCCTCCAGCAGCCTTTAATATTGAATCCCGGTAAGAAGCCTTCATGCTCTCAAACCACATCCCTCTTGCCTGCGGATGTGCCGGGGAGCCTCCGGAATTGTTGTAATACTGTCGTCTCGCGTACGGCGCAAGGTATTTTATTTCCCCTGATCCTATTACGGTACCAAGTGTAGCACTCTTAATCATCATTCCTGTACGCATGGGAGTCAGCTTGTCCATATACCTAAGACACTCGCTATCAACTATTTCCTGCGCCTTAATGAAATCGGTGCGTTTCTGCTTTCCGAAATGCTCATTCCACTTGAGCCAAAATTTAAGATTTTTACATTCTTGAACAAATGAAGCCGGAGTATTGACGTCAGAGAAATTTCTCTTTGAGCCCATTATGCGCCTCCTATCCTCCAATGTTTTACGATATCGCTCCCACGGACCGTATTATCAGCGTATTCTGTCACAGTAATCAGCTTAAGCCCCAGTTCTTCCGAAATCTTAGCAATTTCTTTGCCTGTATAGTTTTCCTTTTCGTTATCTAAGAGAGCAAGAAGGATAAAGTCTCCTTTCCGGATAGTCCAGTATCCGTCCGCATTTTCTGCTTTGCGATACTTTCTCTCCGGGAGATACTCCTTCCCAATCTCTGAACTGATTAAAGGCACTCGTAACTTATATATGCTTTGATTCGTCCAAACTCCGTCATTTGCACTGACGCCCTCAATCTCATAGTAAGAGGCCCCTTTAATCCTTGTCGGAATAAATACCTCAGTTCTGGTATTCGCGTCATATCGTGCATTGAATAATGTGATGTCTGCCATATTGTTACACCCCGAAATCCATCAAGCCTGTTTGGGACAGATACGCATATGCTGCCTGATACAGGCTTTTCTCTGAAAACGCCGCCATATCCGTCTCACTGGAGCCTCCGAAGGATACAGAGTACCCGTCATTGGATTCGCTTGATATCTCCCGCCCTTCATGGGCATTTTTCCTCTTTTCTTCCCAGAACAGAATCTCAGCCATAGAGCAAACAGCCAGCCGGACTGCAATCCCACAATCCGTCTGACTGATTCTCCCCATAGTGTAGTGATCCAGCTTAGCGCTGGCTCTTGTGGCGAGCCGATTAAAGGTACTTTCGTCCGTTATACGGTCACCGAGATACTCGCTCCGGTAGAACGCATGCTCGGCGTATTGCATAGGCTCTCCTTACTGTGCTGTGTGTGCGTAGATACCGGGAAGCTTGTTGTCCCTTACTTCTGCAATTCCTGCAGTACGATAGCCGAACTTCCAAGCATCGGCATCCTGGTTCTGATCAGGAGTGATAATCTTGTTTACGGTGTGCTTCTGGAACTGGATAACCGCTCTCTTATCTACCGCAAGGAAGTTGATTGCTCCTGCTCCCTTGAATCCTCCGGCTTCCTGTCCACTTGTAGTACCGTTGTTAAGGGTAATGGTCTTGAAGAAGCGAGAAGAAGGTACCTCGATAATACCAGCCCATCCATCAAGTGCCGCACGGCTTGCAGTAGTATCGAGCCCGTCAATTAAATCCTTAAGAGGGGACTTAATGAACAGGTAAACTGTATCCAAGCTTGCTTCTGCGTCCTTAATAGCACTCTTTGCCGCCATAACCGCATCAATCGCCGCCTTGCCATTCGCTAATGCTCCGGTAGCAGAACCGATTCCCGCCTTTGAAGCATAAGCACCTAAGCGGTATGCGTCGAGCTCCGGTACAACCTTAGTACGAACGAACTCTGCAGATAGAGCGGAGAATACCGGTGTAGCCTCCATCTCATCCAGAGCATCTACGGTGAACATTCTTCCGCGGTCATATCCGATTTTCTTAGTCTCATACTCAAAAGTCACGGAGCCGTTTAAATACCCACTGTTTCTTCCGTAGTTCGCAAGTCCATCCATGGACATCTTAGGAATGAGCAACTCGTTTGCATTCGCTCCTTCTTTTACCAGAGTGTTGTCTCCGTCGAGGACACTTGTTAAAGACGCAAGCTTATAAACCTCGTCCAGCGCCTCGGAATAGAACTTTCTTAACTGAATTACATTTGCCATTGTTTTTTCCTCCGTTGATTAGGTTAATTTTTCTCTGCGGGGAGTCCCATGAGCGCTCTCATCGTGGAGAAATCAGCGGAATTACCGCTTTCGCTACCTCCGGTTCTCCCAACCGCGTTTTTGTGTGGCTCGTCTGAGCCGAACATATAGGAATCAGACTTCCTAATAGCTTCAAGGGCTGTCTTAATGTCAGCACTCTGGTCTTTGGATGCCTTGAGGGAATCAATATCAAGCATTGCCATGATGGCCTTCGCATTTTTACCGCCCGCGGCAGTAATCGCTCCGGACAGAGTATCATTGAATGCACGCTCTGCTTCTTTTGCGGTGTACTCATCATCCTTTTTCTTTAGGTCGCTCTGCAAATCGGTGATTTGCTTCTTAAGCGCTTCAACATCCACGCCGTCAAACTTCCCAAGGCTCTCTTTTGTGGCGTCCAGCTGGGATTTGTAATTGTCCCTCTCTCCTTCCGCCTTTGTCGTTTTGGCTTTCTCCGCAGCGATGTCCTTTCCGTTCTCAGCCATAATCTTGTCAATCTGTTCCTGTTCGAGCCCAAGCTCTTTCAAAAATTCGGTTTTCATAGTGTCTCCTTTCACACATAGGTTGTTTTAGGGCTTTAACCGGCGCCCCGTGAATAATCCGCCTTTAAGGTCTCGGATTCCAGACCAATAAAAAGACACCCTCCCAAATGGGAAGGTGCCGATTTAACATAATATTTACTTATTCAGTACGTTATCTTCATAAATCCTATCACGTACTTTTTGCATTTTACGTCCTTCATCTGAATAGTCGTAGTAATCGGGTGGGGCAAAACCATTTTGGGCGAGCCATCTATCTATTTCCATTAGCACCTCTCGAGTATTACCGTTATTCAGTGTATTCTTTGGAATTTTATCAGCCAAATACTCTCGGCTATCTTTGCTTATAATCATTTTATCCTCCTGTTGGATTTGTCTGAATAATTTTTTTGTCCGTTACACTGATTACCACAGAACAATTATCTCCAAAATACTGTCTTCTAATGTCTCCATCCGGTAACCTGAATTCTGGGTCTGCTCTACCATCCTTAAGCGTCTTCATCACATCTTCTATAGGGACTCCCTGTCTCATTCCTTTATGCCGGGTTGAAGTTTGACCTATTACGCGGTCGATAAAGTGGGTTGTGTAACCCTCAATAGATATGCCGTCAAAAGTCTTTAATCCTATAACTTTATCTTCAACCTCTTGAGCCATGTTCTTATATACTGTAAAGCCTGTCAGAACGTGAATATCGCCTTTTTCTACAGCACGATTATACCCTTTAAGCAAGATATATTCTTGTGTTCTATTATACCTCGCTTCGCTATACTTATCTACTGTATTTAAGGTGGTTTCAGTTGCCCCTATATCCTTTAGCCATTGGCGGTGCTTCTTTTCTTTCTCCCAAAGCCATTTCTGATATTCTTTCTGGCTGGGTGCCACATGCCCCCTCAGATCGTAATATATTCGCTCTTTCTGTTCCGGTAAATCGAAGGTTTTGCAAAATGCCTTGTACTCATCAAGCTGTGCCTGATATTTGCACCGCTCGATTGTAATATCCTCGGAATCTGCTCCTCCCTCTTCTAAAAGTTGAACCTCTTCCCTCTGTGCGCGCATATTTGTTTCCATACGGCGCTGTTTCTGCGTGGCTTCATAGGCGTTGTATTCTTTACCACGGAAGACTTTCTTTCGTGCCTCGCGTGCGTTTTGCTCCTCAAGCCACTTATCCGTATATGTTCGCTCGGAGCCCTCAAAGAATAGGTAATACTCGTGCCGGCAATTCCAACCGAGCAATCCTCCTCCGCTTCCAAGACCGCAGATACTCTCAAGCTGTTTCTTGGTGTAAACCTTCCCTTGCCATGCAGCGTGGTCTGGTCTCGCTCCGGCATGCCAGGATACTTCGAATTTCTCAACCCCTAGGCTTTCGGCATTCATATCCATAATTTTACCGGATAACTGGGAGGCTCCTGTTAATACTGCTCTGCGCGCTGCAACATCTACTCTGTTGTGCCAGCCGGAGGCGTAGTCTACAGTTCTAAGCCCGCTGTCTGTAAGCTCCTTACAGACCCTACGAATCAGAGTATTGTAATCATACATTCCAGATGTAAGTCCAATCATTGCCTGGTCAAGGTAATCATTGTATATCTCAGAAAGAGGAGTATATACAGGTTTTCCTTTCCCAATCATGAATCCTAAGGATCTAGTTATTCCGGAAAGCTCCTGCTCAGTCTGCGCCGTTATAGCTTTTACCGCCTGTTGAAGCTGGTAGTTTTTCGCGTAGGGTATAAAGTTTCCCGTGATTCTTTCATACTGTGGCTTGTAGATTGTGTACTCATTGGCTATCACCTCCTCATACAGCCTCTCTACCTCCTTAGTGTTGTATCCTACGGCGGAGGCGATTATCTTCTCTATGTCGCTAGTGCTTTTTCCGAGCATAAGCATACGGTTTAACTGCCAGTCTGCCATACTGGTTATCTTACCGGCTTTTTTTATCCTGCGGACTACATCCGCCATGATATCCTGCTCAAGCTTTCGGTATTTAGCCTCTAATCCTACCGCAAGAGAGGAGCTGTAGCTTTCTCTCACGGCAATACAGTAGACGGCTGCTCAGGCAGATTGGCAGCAGCAGTTTCCTCATCCTCTTGGTACCATTTCGCCCTATACTCAGCAAGCCCCATAACACCCATTGCGACATCCTTGCGATCCTGTTCGCGTTCGCTCTCTTCGTCGGTAAGGATGCTGTCATTGAATGCACAGGAGAATTCATACTTTGTCGTATATAGCTCGCTGTAGAAAGCAAGGGCGTCCACAAAGTCAGAAAGACAATCTCGGAGGTTCTCTTGGATTGCATTCACTCGGTTATACTTCCGCTGCTTAGAGGCTCTAATTTCGGTCGCTGTCTTATCTACCTCTGAGGCGTCTGACAAATCCCCATAAGCAAGGCCTACAATGAACTCAATATTTCGGTAAGTCTTTTCCAGCCCTCTAATATAGGCTTCATCTCTCATATCTGGCGAATATTCTTTGTAGAGCTCCCCTTGGTTTTGCTCAAGATTCAGCCCTCGGTATAGCCTCTGCTTTCCTTCCGGAAGCTTTACTCTTCCGTCCTTGTGGCGAAGTGCCCGCTCATCTACATGGACGGCTCTTTCTCCGGAGCTGTACTCCCAATCAAGACGGCCGTACTGGATATCCGCCTTTCTAATTGCCGATACGGCAGCAGAATAGATTGACACTCCACACGGAGAGCCGTCTACCCTGTTCTTAAGCGGCACCCGGAAGTATCCGTAATCGTTCTTTGTCATTCCGGGAAAGACAATGGGTCCTGGTTCAATGTTTGCCCACTCGTCTATGTCCGCAAGATTCCCGGGCGATCCTATCATGCTTTCCGAACTGGAACGATAGCACCGATTCTCAATAACAAGATTGTGGTTATTGTCAAAATAGTGTCGTTCTACTCTCGTGAACCAGCTGTTCTCTCCTACCTTCTTACGGGTAAAGAACATAATGTCCGAAGGCTTGCCCTCATCATCAAAGGCAATAGGCACAAATTTATCCGCTGATACGAATTCTGACCGCCCGCCTCCTAGTGGCTTAAGGATAAAAGAACCTAGCGCAAGGCCATCTTGTAAATTCTCGTTAAGGTCTCTAATGGCGTTCTTGAGCATAGAGTCCAATACTGGATTATCAATACCGGCCTCCATCTCTCCAAGAGCAATATCCGCAAATTCTCTACAGATACACTCCTCCAGCTTAAGAGATGTAATTCCTTTATCTTCGTTAATCCAATCCGCTACACCACATATCATATCCTTCCACAGATTGATAGCGTCAATCATAGGCTGGGACATCGTGATATCTCGCCCGGCTATGCCTTTCATGATATTGTAACCGAACATCTTACCCATTACTCCTTTCAGCCAGTTTGTTAGATTTTCAAACATATTATTCCCCTATCAGTTCCTTAATATCTCGTTCATAGGTGTACTCCATAGCGTCCAGGCTATCTATATCCGTGGAGCCGTCATCCAATCGTATATCAGCCTCCTTCGCTTTATCCCATACAGCGTCTGAAAGTGCCTTGCGTACAGTCTCAGCATCGTCAGTAATCCAAAATCGCCTAGCACCCATAAGGCGAAGCATGCAGTTAATACGATCATTAATCCTATTCTTCTTTGCCGGACGAACTATAATAAACGGGAATTCCTTTTCTACCGCGTTGCGAATAGATGCACCGAGAACGCTTTCCGCATTATCCCAGTACACACTCTCCAAGTTATGGTATCCGTCATAAGATGTAGTTCCATAGGTTTCTTCTACATACCGGACAAAATCAATAAACAGCGCGTCTAACTTATTGCTGTCTATCGCTTCCCCTGCGTCTGTCGCCTTAATCCTTCTGGAGGCAAGAATAATCATATCGTGATACCCGTCTACGTATCCCCTGGCTACAAAGGCGTGGCCTGATTTATTTCCCCCAAAGTCCAGCCCTATCTCGATGCCTGTAATATCCTCTCTGCGGAACTGCTTGCAGTTTGCGCTAGGATCTATGGCGTCCACTATTTCGCATTTAAACAGTGTCGGCTCATCAGCAAACTTCCTGTATATTGCGCCCTCGGCTCTCTTCCAGCGTCCAAGAATTAGGCGGTCATAGTAGATTGTTCCGCTGTACTCCTTGCAGAGATTGTCCACAAATTCCTTGGACAAGTGCGGATTATCAAATATCGTGTATTCCTGTAGGTACATATCCACGTCAGAATCTATAAATTCCTTCAGCCAGTGTGTAGGGTGCTCGGGGTTACAGGCACCATCAAAGCATGAGTAAGGCTTATCCAAACGGGATTGTAGCATCCGGAACACTTCTTTGTTCCACTTAGCTATCTCGTCGCCATAAGCATACTTTATCGAGGCACCCTGTATCTTTGCTACCTGAGATACCTTTTCCGCTCCTAAGCAATACACATCCTCGCCGAATAGCCGGACTATATTCCGCGAGTTAATCGTTCCGACACGCTTTGCGGTATATACCTCTCTCATAGGCTCAAGTACATTTCTTTCGATTGTGTCTCTTGATACCCCAAGGATAACCACAAGCCCTGGCTTTCCGATCAGGTCTATAATCCGCATCGGTATCACAGCAGTCATATCTACAAAGGACTTTCCGGAACGCACCGCACCGGATTTAATGTTCCAACGCCTAGTCGCTTTGTTAAGATATTCAGTTTGTTTCGGACTTAAACTTATCACGGTTCTTCATCCCCTCTATGAACTGCAGTACAGCGTCATTGTCAGTTGTCTCGACTTCGTACTTATCACGCTGGCCGAGATACTGCTTGCCCAGCCATATCGCCATCGTTGCGTTTTTCTCTGCCAGCCTAAACTGTGCCCGGCGGAGTGATATTTTCCCCGGACTCCTCTTTTTGTTGTAAACTTCGGAATAACTTTCGTCGTATGTTCTTTTCGCCCATGCATCTAATGTCTTATCCGTGATGGAGAACCAGCCACATATTTCTTCTTTGCTGCATTGCAGTCCACACAGCTTTTCAAACTCTACCTGATTTATTTCTTTCCTTGGTCTTGCCACACTCCACCTCCTTTCTTAGGCATACAAAAAGCCCGAGGAATACACCCCCGAGCTCTGACTTCAATTTCGCACTTTAGATATTATCACACTTTAAACGGACAATACGGGACAAAACGGACAAAGTTTAACAATCGCCATCTTTGAGATATCTCTCCAGCTCTTTCCTAACGCTTTCCCCGCCTCCGGATAGCTTAGCGCCTACTTCCTCCCAAGTGTAATTATCAAAATACTTAAGATGCACTATGCGCCGAATGCGCATAGGAGTCGAAGCCAACCACTCCTCGACTTTTACTTTCAACTCATGAGCATCCGTTTTTTGGAGATATAGGAGATGCTCTTCCCGGTTAATAAGGTCCATTTCCTCCTCCGGGAATCCTTCAATCTTGAAGCTTGTCTTGATCCACGGGAACTCCGGGCTTGACCCTTCAACCTTGTCTACAAGAGTAGTCCTGCTCTCCTTTAACCTGATTATCCTCTCCTCGGTCTCCTTTATGAGCTCGCACGCGTCCAAATACTGCTCGAGCATCTTCTTCTCCATGTCATTCCACCTTTCTTACAGCTTTACTATCTCAATCCCATATTCATGGCATATCTTCCGTTCCATCCGGCATCCTCTCGCCTCGAACCAATCCCCCAAGAAAAGCACTCCGTCTGCGGAAGACATTAATTGTATTGACTTCCCTAAAAACCAAGCTACATTGGCATCCTTGGGGAAGTCCTTTACAAAGGAATCTATAATTTCCACATCCTTGCCATACTTAGCTTTTAATTTAAAGATTGCTATGTCTCTCTCCCTCTGGATTTCTTCCGCTTCTTTGCCGTTCATAGGCTGACTTATAAATATTTTCATCTTTCTTCCCCTTCCGTAAAATCAATATTCTTAATAATCGCTTCCAACACATTTACCACGATACTATTCCCAGCTTGCTTATAAAGTTGTGTGTCGCTACAAACCGCCCGTGCCTTGTCAAAATCGCTATCAGTAAATCCCATAAGCCGCCAGCACTCTCTAGGAGTTAGCTTCCGCACTCCATGATCCGTAAGTGTCCCAATCTGTGGGGAAGTGGTTATTGTGTGTGCCCTTTCCTTATCCACTCTCGCCCTTCGCTTATTTTGATTGATATAGGCTATGTCTATTGAATCTCCCTTTTCTGCTATGGCATAGCCCTTCTTTGTAGCTTCCTGCACAATGATTTTTACCTCTTGCCCCCCACCGGTACAAGTTGTTAGAGTTGGACAAAGCGAATCAGTTCCCCATACACGGCTCGATCGTTCATGTTGCTTTGCCCACTTGTCCCCCACAAGCATCCCTACTTGATTACAAGTCTTTTCTTGGATAAAATTATCCCCAAGCCTTAACTTCCCTATTTCGGTTGTGATTGTATATGCTATTTCACAATTTTCCCTAGCAACCGGCTGAAATCTAAATCCAAGTTTCTTACTCTTGCACTTTTCAGAGTAGCTTTTTAGATATTCAAATGTTTCTGATTTTAGGAAATACTTTTCCTCTACTTCTTCCTCCAATAAATCTCTGAATTTCTTTTCAAGCGGCATAGGTTCCGGGAAGCTGTACCCCCCCATATCCTTTCTTACAGATACTGCAAACACTCTTTCTCTTCTCTGCGGAATCCCATAATCAGAAGCTATAAGCACTTTCCACTCAGTCGTATAGCCAAGGTCGGAAAGCTTGTCTATCCATCTTTGGAAATCCCCTATAAAGTCCTTCGATACAAGGTTCTTTACATTCTCAAGAATCAAGTATTTCGGTAGAGTCCTCTCTTCTTTGGCTACTTCTAGGAGTCGTTCCACCTCGTGTAGTAACCCACTCCTGGTTTTACCTTTTATTATCCCCTGTTTCTTTCCGGCTAAAGATACGTCTTGACAAGGGAATCCATAAGTCCATAGATCCGCATAATCCAGCCGCTCTACCTTGCTTATGTCTCCGTAGTTCCTAGTTTTTCCGTACATAGCTTCGTATGACTTAATTGCATACTTATCTATCTCGCTTATCCCTACTATCTCATGCGGGATATTTAAGTTAATCAACGCCTTGCGGAATGCTCCGATTCCAGCGAACAACTCATTTACTTTTAGATTGCAAGTCCTCACTTCGCAAATTTTCACTTCGCAAGTACATATCGTGTCGTTCCTGCTCCCTCCATGCGAAACAAGTAATATCTCTTGCAGTACGAATCCTCTTTTTTTACCGACTCCGTTGCTGTTCCACCCAAAGCACAATGCTTTTCCACCTGGTTTTAAAATTCTCTGTATCTCGTCAAGATGCCTTGCTCTCCATGTTGCCTGTGTTGTTTCCTGTGTTACCTCTCGTCCAACTCCTTTATAACACTCTACAACTTGCCGAAGAGAATACGGAGGGTCATACAAGACACAATCTGCGCTTTCTGACTCTATGATTTCCAAAAATTCAAGCGCATCCATGTGATAATCTGTGTCGTACTCTTTGTTTAAATCATTTGTTATTGTTCCGTATTTTGCCTCCCTTGCAAAAGGGTCAACTATAACTTCACATCCACTAATATTCCTTTCAACAAATTCCTTTATAGGCTTGATCGTGAAGGTCTTTGCGTTTGCCACACACCATTTTCTATTTACTGTCATTTTTCAAAAGGGGAACCATGGTATTATGCCGGCAACCCGCCCCCTTTCTTATTCTGTTATTCTGCTAATTCCAGATACTTCTCTAAGCACCATTTAGCTTTCTTTATATCCGCCACACCGCCTTTTCTTCTCTGCCGATGTAGATATTTAAAGGCATTGCAGATATAAAAGGCTTTTGTTGCTTCCTCGCCTTGCGTTTCAAGCATGGCAGTATATTCATCCTCTAAAGGCACGTCCTGTAGGTCTTTCTCTGTTATCTCAATCATCTAACACGCTCCAATCTAGCTTCTGTCCACAGTCGGGGCAGTAATTAAACCCACACAACTCGTCCAGGTCTTCTCTACAAGCGGGACACTCGTATAATTTCCAACCGTCATTATCAGTGATTTTCACAACTTTTCTCTGCTCTCTGTATCTGAGTTCTTTCAGCTCTTCTTCTCTTGTCATTTATCCCTCCCATAATTCATTAATCGTTTCCGTATTGTCCGGAATCTTCACTGTCGGCGTTTCGATATGAACGATTATCACCTCTAGCCAATCAAGCGAATCTATCATTTCTTTCGTTATTCCGTTTGTTCTTTCGCCACTTACGCTGTCCCAAATCCCCGGGTCGAAACGATAAAAGTCTAATGTTTGGGCTGTTTTTAAAGGGTCTTCATCATAAAAAATAACCGTTTCTTCGTATATGCAGATTTTCCTTATCTCTGCTTTTCCAAAACTCGCCACCCAATCCCCCATATCGTCTAGCACTATATCTTGCCCAACCATGGGGATTACAAGCAAATCCGGATGTTCGCTAATCAGCTTTACAATCTCTTTTATATTCTCATTCATGATTTACCCCCCCCATAAAAGCTTTCGTCTGTTAGTCTGTGGTATTGATACCAAGCCGAAAGAGAAGGTTCTTCACACGCAACTACAATATATTTTGGAAATCCATATTTATCGTTTTCGCTATATTCTCTCGTTGTAATTCTAAGATTTTTCTTGTGTCCTATTTCACACGCTTGCGCTTTTTCTGCCGTTTTAAATTGTCTTCCGCACACCTCGCATTGATATAGTCTTAGTTCCTTCATTGTTCACCTCTCTATGTTTCCGCCGTGGTAGTCAACCGATAGTTGATAACCAACTGTCAGCTTTCGGTTGACTATTTAACCATTCCTATTTCTTTTTCCCATTGCTCTATGGTTATCTGGTCTGGATTGTATTTCTCATCTACCCACCAACGCATTACTTCTTTCCCATCTCTCCATTTTGTTTTGTACCCTTTGGCTTTTCTTGCAGCTATCATTTTGTCAAAAGCATTTATATAAGCTTTTTCAAATTGAGGATATCGGCGAAACTCTTCTTCTCTCTGCTTTCTTGACCCCATAGGGCATCCAACACACCCAACCCGCTTAAAACCTTGGCAGTACAAAGGATTTATTTCTATGTTTTCATGTTTTATAAACCACCAAAGGAACTCGTCATCCCAATCAATCAATGGATTTATAAGAATTTTATTTGTCCTGTAACAACCTTCCACAAGCTCTCTGTTTTCGCCGTTATCAAGGTTTAGCACTACAACGCCGCCTTTTTTCGTTTGCAAGACATCTTCTCCGTTTACGTGTTTACGAACCTCTTTTTTTGCATTCATGATTGTAACTAAGCCTTGATTCTTTTTTCTTTGAACGCTTTCCGCTTTTCTTACGCCAGTTACAATTTTCTCCCCCTTTCCGTAAGATTCTTTTAATTCCGAACAGCAATATCTCACTAGCCTAGTAGGCGGAATAAGCTTTCGTTCAATCAGTTTCCACATGGTCTCCTTAGGATGCTTTATTTCTGCCTCTATTCCTTGCCCTTTAAGCTTCTCGAATTTGCGTTTTACAAATCTCACAGTTTCTGGGGCATCTACTGTAGTGAGGTTATGGACGACCTTAAAATCCACACCGGACAACATAGCTATATGCGTTAGTACGCTACTATCCTTTCCTCCACTATCCATCACTACAAGACCGCCTCTGCTCATTATCTGTAAAACTTCTATCGAATCCTTTACTCTCTGCTCCATACCTCTCCCTTTAGTTAAATGGCAGTCCGTCATCCTCCACACCATCCGGGATATTCATAAATCCGTCTTCGTCTGTAGCCGGTGCCTCACTTGTAGTTCCATTGCTTTCACAGAAATAGTGATCATCTACTACTACGTCCGTGGTATATCGCTTAGTTCCGTCCTGAGCGGTATAGCTTCCAGTCTGTAATCTACCACACACGGCAATCTTCGTTCCCTTGTGAAGATACTTCTCTGCGAACTCTCCACGCTTTCCAAAGGCCACGCAAGATATAAAATCCGCATTCTGCTTGTTTTCGTCCTTCTTGCCTTGGCGATCTACGGCAAGACTATATCTTGCAACAGCCATTGGCTCATTCCCCTGCGTATATCTAACTTCCGGATCTCTTGTCAGTCTCCCGAGCAAAATAACCTTGTTCATTCTTCTACCTCCAGTTCTTCCCAAACAGCTTCATGAATTCCTCATGGCTGTATTTTTCTTCAAACGCCTCTTGAGCCAGCGCTTCCAGCTCCCTGTCATATCTCCCCTTGTCATGCAATAGCATGTGGCAAGACACGCACAAATGCACTGTCAGTCCGTATTTATCCGCAAGCTTCCTGTAGCAGCCATGCAGACAATGGTGCACATGCTCTGGACCGTATCTCCGACATATAAAGCATTTCTCTGAATCGTCTCCGGGTATTATGCTTTTCATTACGCCTCCAGGTACGCCGTGGCTTCTCCCAAAGTACCTATCAACGCACGGACAGAACTCGGAATCTTCGCGTCCTCTCGCTCTCTTTCCAGCTGCGTATTGTATGCCCGGATAAAATGCGACTGCTCTACGGTTTCCACCGTTTCCGTGTCTATTTGTGCCAGTTCCCTTAGGCTTGCAGGGCTCCCTATTGCTCTTTGGCAAGCCGGAGGTAGCTTCTCAAACTCCTCCTCCGCACCGTAATATCCATTCCGGATTGCTTTACGCACAAGAGCCCATGCTTCAGTCCCAGTCATCTCCGCTATCTTGGGCTTACTCAGTTTCAAGATGTTATCCACTATCTGCCCCGGGCATGGTGGAAATCCCTTTGTATCGCTGGACAAGTACACCTTTAATCCGGCAGAGCCTTGCTCGTATGTATAATCCGTTAGCACGGACAACCAGGCAGAAATCATGTTATCAAGATCCTGTGTTGTATACCGGGAAAAGCTATTGGGGTATGTGGCCTTTACGACATAAATCAGCTTTGCAATCTCCGCCTTCGTCATCATGCACCTTCTTCCCCGATAATCCCAAGCAAATAATCATTTGCATCAAATGCACCGCGCCTAGGCGCTGCACGGCTTTCTCGCTTTTCCCAAGTTCGGACTGCTGCCTTCCAGTCCTTCATAGGCGCATTCCCCACCTTCCAGCCTTTAGCCGCATAGAAATCTACAAAGGACTCCGCATCTACAGCGTTTTCCCTTTCTCGGCAATATTCCCTTACCTCGGCAGCGGAGGGAGGGGAGAAGCGTTTACGCGTCTCTCTCTTTTTAACCTCCGTAGGAGGTACATATTCAGATACAGATACAGTATCAGATACAGTTACAGATACAGTATCAGATACAGTTATAGGTGTTATGTTTTCCTTAACACTGTTATCGTTTGTTATCGGTTTTATAACACTGTTATCGTTTGTTATACTTTCCTTAACAGTGTTATCCTTTGTTATAGAACTCTCATCTTCGTTCCAGCGCTTCTCCATGCCTTTTTTACCGGATTCAGAGCGTCTCTGCTTTGTCTTCTCCCACTCTGTTGCATCTTCACAAAGCTTGTCTTTGATGATTTCAAATACAAAGCTAACAGATGGGTCCTCAGGCTCTGCATTTTCGTTATCCTGTAAAGCATATATTGCCTTTAGGAGCTGACCTGCCTGTTCATTAGACATTTTGTTAATGGCTGCGCCCCAACTTTCATACATAATAAAGCTTTTCTTATTCATCTCCACGCTCCGTATAAATCTATCCAATCTTCCAGCTTCATTGTGACAAGCCATCCCTCATTGTTTCTTCTATGAAACACTGTCGGAACTCCGTCCTGTCGCTTTTCTGCCCCTTCTATCGCCTGCTTCATTGCCTTGCTGACATTCAACTTTTCTACTCTCTTTACTTCCGGATGTATCCCTGCTAGTCCAACAAGATCGCTTTCCCTGTAGAATACCTTTCCTCTATGTACTTCGTATCCATAACTATCTCTAAGCAATCTTGCCAGCTCTCTCTCTGCAGTTGCTCCTTTATTTCGGGCAGAGCGTCCTCTCTTCCTGTTCTCTTCTAGCATTTTCCTTCCTCTCCAGTTCTGCAATAAGTGCCATCATTTCCTCCGAAGAGGGAGCTTCTAAGTGCATTTCCTTCATCTCTGAAATCACTCCGTCAAGTAAGCGAGAAAATTCTGCACTGTCGTAAGTGCTTGAGCCGAAGAAACAGAGCATTTGTATCATTGTATTTCCGTCTACAGTGGTTTTTCCAACTATCTTTGTCTCTCTCCATTGAGTCTGAACTGCTTCTACTACATCAGGCCTTACAAGAATATGTGTAAACTTCCCATAACGCTCGAGCATATATAGGTAAACGCTCCAGTTATCTGTATTCAGTGCCTTGGCAATTTCTCCGAGACAAGCCCAGAGGCAAGCGTTTGCGTCAAGGCTTCGGCGGACACGATACTTGGTAAAGCTAATGTCTAAATCTTTGTCACTATACTTTTCCAAATCTTCCGGATCCGCTTGAACCTCGAAGGAGACAACCGGATACTTTGCTCTAAATGGTATCTGTATTCCGGTTAATCTTCCTTTTGTTTTCATTTATGCTCCTTATCCCAAGCAATGAGGAGTTCTTGTCCGGTCTTTCCAAAATCAGCCCAGTCACTAATCGTAAGCTCCTCAATCTTCGTTTTCTGGTACTTCTCAAATATCTTTGATTCCGGCATTTCATGCTTCTTACACATCATTTTGAGTGTAAGCACTTGTTTTGCTGTGATGGGTGTATTAGGGTCTTTCTTTGGTGCAGAGCTTTCAGTTTCTACTTTTTCAGATTCTGTCTGTGCCTTTCCAATGCTGTAGACTACCATTCCCTTTTTGCTGTCATTTACTACTACAAGGTGATTAATTACTCCCTTGTCATATCCGATTGATTTCACTCTGAAACGATCGCATGTAGTTGCTTTACCATTGTTTCCGCTTCGCAGATTGAACTTATCCGGATCAATCCATATAAATGGGGCAGAGTATAACTCTCGGCCAATCCCGAGGTTAAAACAGGCTCTTTTGAAACTGTCTGATGCCTGTCCTTTCTCCTTTTCCGTATTACTTTCTGTTCCTACATCTTGCTTACTAATCCATTCCCCGGTATCCGGGTTTTTTATTTTTACTGTGCAGTAAAGCCTATCTCCTATAAGCTGGTGGCTTCTTTCCCAGCCGTAGATTCCGAATACCTCGTCCAAGATATTCTGGTCTACTCGAGCGTCTTTATAGAGAAGAAGCGTGCAGCCTTTATCGGAGCAAGTGGCTACTCTTACATCTATCTCTTCAGGAGTTAAACAGCGAAATTGATTCATAATCTACTCCTTATCTGATTCTTAGGCTCTCAGTCTGCTTAAGCTTTGCAAACGAGAGTTCCTTGCCCTCTTTCAGCTCCTGGAGCATACGCTTCTTATCCGGCTTTGGATCCTGAGGAATAAGATATTCAATAGGGATAAGCTCCAAGTGCTCCTCATCAAGGTCTACACTGGGAGGATTCTTCTGAATGCCGAAAGAAAACAATTCTGTTTTAAACTTGGTTTTTCCTGTGATAATCATTGATTGTTCTAAGGCTTTCTTCATCCGATCAATGGAATTATCAATAGTTGTTTTCTTTGCCTGTAATCGCTTAATCTCATTATCTAAACCAGCACCATCCTTATCCAGCTCCTTAATCACTTTGGCATATCCTTCTGCCTTGATTTCAATTTCTCCTTCTAATCCTTCAAGGGTATCTGCAAATGCCACCGGATCCATTTCAGGGTCTTCGGCCATTTCTAAAAGTCGTAAATAGTCTCCACTAAGTTCGTATATTGTTGCCATATCTTTCTCCTATTCTTTACCGCATACGATAAACATTCCAATGGTTACAAAAATCTGTAATACCGTTATGGTCATACTGGCCTGCCTGTACATATCCCCTATTGGACCTATACAAAGGGATTTACAAATGCAGTATCCTGTAATAAACAAAAGTGTTACTGATATCCCAAGTATTCCCACTTCAAGCTTTCTCATGCTGTCCTCCTGGCTATAATCCTTTTAGCTTCTCCCATGTTGTCCGTAATAGGAAATCTATAACGTACTGCTGCACATCGTTCCACATTTCCGGCTTTCCTAGGCTATCAAGTTCAGCCCTTATCTTTCCTTCAAGCTCTTTTTCTTCTTTTTTCGCAAGTTCGTACACATGGTTTGTTTCGTCTTTCATTCTCTCGCCGTCTCCTTTCTTTCCTTTTCAGGTGCTCCAGGATATGCATAAGCACTACCCCCAGCACTACGCTTGCCAGTAGGCACTCGGTAAATACATCCGCTCCTATTGTCTCTGTATCAAGGGCGGAGACTACCGCCATGAGGAACACAAGATTTATAACGGACAGCACTTTTACAATTACAATTTTCATTGATAGCTCCTTACCATGCTGACGATATCTTCGTCGGTAGCCTTAAAGTATTTACAGAGCTGGGCGAAGTCCGGAAGACTCCACTCTCCATCAGACTTTCTTATACTGACGGTCTTCTCCGATACTCCCAGATACCTAGCTACAGCGCTCTGCTTCACGCCTTGTTTAGCCTTGCCTATTTCTAAGAATGTTTTGACTACTTCGCCCTTAGGGCGGTTAATTCTATGCCTTGGCATGGTGTGCCTCCCTCAATATCTTTCTACTTAGGTTGAACCTCTTTGCGTCGAAGTCAGCAAAGAAGTAGTCCATAGTCTCTTCTAAGCTAAACCCCACATACTTCGATACCGCTAAAATCTGACCTATGGTAAGATGATCAGTTCTAAGCCTGTGCCGGTATTCTTCGATGGAGATATGCAGGAGCTCGGCAAGCTCGTCTACATTTGTATGGAACCCGTTCACTTTCATTAGTCTTCCCCGTTCCAGCGGAAATCGTCTTCGCCATCCTCTTCTCTCCACTTCGCTAACTCGGCTCTGTGGTGGACTGCTTCCACTTCGTTATTGATTAGTGTCTCTACCGGACATCCCATGTCCTCTGCCAGTGCTTTAAAGTAGTTGTAAGCAGAATCGTCTATATCAATCGTTATTTTCATAGATTTGCCTCCTATGGCTGTTCGTGCTATAATTTGCACGAACTAAATTATTTGGTTTAGGTTTGAGGGGTTACTGATCTGGTACATCGGTAACTCCATTT